TTATTTTATTTCTATTTTTATATCTTTTTTAAGCTTTGTATTCTTTACTTGCTTGCTATCTCCCAGTCTTTGCATTATTAGTTTATCGTTTGTGCCTATTATTCCAACTAAGTATTTATTAAATTCTATTTTCTTAATTATTTTTATATCGTTGTTTGTCAGATTTTTAAATCTTCCGTTTAGCATTTTTTCACCGCTGTTATTTTGGTTGTAAAATTCTATGTTTATTACCCCTTGTTCTCTTGTGTAGCTCCATTTTTCGTGTATAAATTTGCCATCTTCTATATCATAAATAAATCCGTCATCTTTTATTTCAACTTTCCATTTATTGCCTGGACTTGTCATAAAATTAACAAATTGATTGTTCTCTGTTGTGATTTTCCATTTGCCCATTATATTTACATCTTCGCCAAATTCATAACAAAAAGCATTTATTGAAAATATGAGTATTATTAGTAATTTTTTCATTTGTTGATTTCCTTTTCTAGTACTTTTACTTTTAAGCTTGATAAAAAATATTCTTGTTCTATGTCTGATAGTTTTTCAAAATATTTTTTTAATTCATCTATTTTTGAAGTATTTTCTTGCGTAGAGTTAATATTTTCCATAATAAAATTATATAGTTTAGGTCTTGACTTTTCCCAGTTGTATAGAGTTCTTAGCTCTATTTCAAGTAAATTAGCGATTTCTTTTTTTTCCATATTCTTTGAAATTCTTTCATTTTTAATTTTTATTTAAGTTACATTATGAAATAATTTCATTGTTCGTATGAAATGATTTCATATTTCCGATTTTATCGAAAGTATGTAAATTTTGCCCTGAATATGGCTTTAAACTGTTCTGGCTCCGTTTGGACGAAACACCTTTTCGGAGCCAAGTTAAATGGTGTTTCAAAAACAAATAAATAAAAAAAGGTGTTAAACATGCAAATCGTTAAATCTGACTATGATTTAAAATACATTCTAAAAGGCGGTCTTGTAAGAAGTTCAGCTTCTGGCAAGTTTGAGGGTAATGATTACTCTTCTTCTGTTCGCATATCTTCATCAAATATCTATGACGTCGAAAACGAAAAAACTGGCTTTACTGACGAAGTAGAGCAAAAGGTTGTTTTTAAAATTATCTGCCCAGATAATAACACGGCTGGACTTGTAGCAAGTGCGATTAAAGAGAAATTTCGTAAAGGCGAAGAGATACCGGTTGAAGGCGGTTTCCCAAATGATCAAAGAATAATCACAATAGCAAATCCAGTTGAATACTTCCTATTTGATACAAAGCCAGCTAAAAAGGCTGAAAATAAGTAGTTAAATGGATTTTGTGTTGTTAAGTGATTTTATTGTTGTTACTTATATAGTTGTTTCTTATGTTTTGTTTTTTGCTTTAGCTTTTACTTTTGTAAAAGATTTTGAGATAAAAAGAAAAAATAAAGGGGTTTAGCCCCTTTAACTATTTATATAAGCGTGTTTCCTTATATAAGTAGTTAAGGCTACTAAATTTCTTAAAAAAGGATTTCAGATGAAATTTCTTGCTTCTGCTAAATCTAAGGTTTTAGCTGGTGTTGCGGCAATGGGTGTTCTTTCTAGTAATGCTCTAGCTGCTGGTATTACTATGGCTTCTGACGGCACTGTTACAGGTGATCTTAATGTTGGTCCGTTTATGAGTATCGCTGGTGCTGTTCTTGTTGCTTATGGCGTATTCTTCGCTGTTAAAAAAGGTCTTGGTCTTTTGAGATAAAAGGCTTTTTCTCTTTGAAATAGTGTTGCCCCTTAATTGGGGCTAATTTTTAAAAAGGTTAAAAATGTATTTTGATTTTATAGACGTCACGAAGTTTGGTATATTTTTAAACTCTTTCTTTGGTGCTGTGATCGTTTTCTTTGCGATAGTTTTTTCTATATCTTCAGCCTTTAGCCTTTTTAAAAATTAGCCCTTAAATTTATAGCTTAAAGCAGAGTGCGAAGCAAAGCTTTAAGCCGACAAACGAAGTGCGTCAGTAATGTATAGGATATAAATATTATGGATAAAGTCTATCTAAATTTAACGCTCGAGCAATATAACTTCTTGATGTCCCTAACTGGTGCGTTATGTGGTTTTTTGCTTTGTATGTTTGTTTTTATAGTCTTATCCAAAATTTAAAAAAAGGTGTTTAAATGTTTAGTGTTATCGGTGTCCCAGCTTTTGACTACTTCTTTTCTATATTTATTTGGTTTATGATTTTAACTCTGCCGATTTGCGCTGGCTTAGTCCTATTCACAAAAAAGGCTTTTTAAGGATTTCGTATGAAATTTCTTTTAAAACTTTTTTGTCTGCTTAGCTTGTTAAGCTCTTTTTCTTTTTCAAAAGAAGTTTGGGTAATGACTGATGATATTTTAGATGGTTTTAAACCTATGAATAATTGTGAATTTTTCTTGGGTAGAGAATTCTTAAAATGCACTATTCAAGAAACTGGTACATATAGAGTTTTTAGAGTTAATTTTGCTGATGATTATTTGTATTTTAACCCAACTAAATCAAGCGGTTATTACTACAATACAATGTACTATTACTTTATTGATAAGGTTCAATATAGCGGTTATTTTACTTATTTAAATAAATATTCATCTTATAAATATGCTGAAAGCGATGCCCAAAACGGCAAATTATTCACCTATACAAATATAACTGAATTTCGTATAAATAACTCTTATGTTGAGTGTTCTGCTGGTGATAATTACGGCATAAAATCAAAAAAATGTTTCCCTGCTTGCCCAGCTGGTCAGTCTTGGGATTATGAAAATGAAGTTTGTTACTCTGATTGCTCTGATAAAGATTTAAACAAATTTGGTTTTCCTAATGGCACGGCTCAAGGCGGTTGCATTGATTGTTCTAATGCTATAAGCGATCAAGAAATTGCTAGCTGTGTTTGTGCTGGCTTTGGTTCTGGTTTAAGTGAAAAAGGAATGTATTTAAATTTAGAAGGAAATTCTTTTGTTTCATATAACTGCGCTGATGGTAGGGATATAGTCTTTAAGCGCCGTTCAAATGAAAAACCTGACAAAGAAAAAGATAAAGAAAAGGATAAAGAAAATCCTAAACCTGACAAAGATAAGGATAATCCAAATCCTGATAAAAAGGACAATAATGAAAATTCAAACAACTCTAGCGGAGAGAGTGGCAACTCTTCGAATAATAATAGTGGTGGCTCTGCTGGTAATGGTTCTAGCGGTGGCGGTGGGACTGGTGTAGAAACTAAGCCAAATCCTAATAACGGCAATGGCAAAGAAGACGGAAAGGGTGACGGCAATCAAGACGGCAAAGGCGAAGAAGGCAAGGGCGATGATAATGTTGGACCTGCTAATTTAGATTATGAAGGTTTAAAAGCTAGTTCTGAAACTTTTGAGGGTCAATTTAAAACTGCCATTGATGATAGCTTTAGCTTTGTAAATGATGTAAAAGCTAGTTTAACGGATACTATCCAGAAAATCAAAGATGGAAATTTAATGTCTTTTAAAAAAGGGGCAGTGCCGACAACTTGCCCTTTGAGCTTTCAAATTGATATGACTTATTTTTCAAAGAATTTAACTTTTGATTTTTGCAAGATTGTTTCGCCAGTCTCTTCATCTCTTTATATTTTATTTTATTTGGGTTTCTTTATCTTGTTTTTGGTTGTAACTATTAAATTATTTATTTTAACGTTTATGGGGTGGTAGTTATGCCAGCTATTATTGCAATGATTGTTAATTTCTTTGGTTTCTTCAAATGGGGCAAGATTGTTGATTATGCTCTTCGTGCGGTGGCATTTTCTAAAATGGTTATCATTAATGCCATTTTGGGCGGTTTAATTCTTTCTTACGCAACTGCTGTTCTTTATATAATCAATTTTATATATTCTAAATTTAACTTTGTTGTTGATTATGTTAATAATTTGCCAACTGGTAATGATAAAATTTTAACTACTGCTTTGGCTTTTATAAAATCTCTTGGTGCTTGGAATGCTTTTTGTGATGTTATGGCTATCTTCTCACCTATCTTTTTAAGCTTCTTTCTTATCTATGCTACAAAGATTGGCATTGTCGTCTTTAAATTTGTTCGAGAAACAATTTTATCTTTTATTGTTGCGAAGTCTTAAAATGATTACATATTTGATCGGTAACCCTGGAAGCGGTAAAACATATTACGCTGTATATATGATTTATCAGACCTTTTTATTTGAGCCAAAAAAGACCTTCTTAACTAAATTTGTTAAACCTAAAGAAAAGCCAGATTATTCTTTTTGTTATACGAATATTAATGAGTTTAAATTTGAGCTATGTGATAAATTTAAAAAGTTTGATTTTGATGAATTTTATTTAGGCTTAAGAAATTTATACGCTCTTTACAAGACTGGTGCGACCGATAACGAAGTAAATGAGAAAGCTAAAGAGTTAAATTTTTTTGGTTGTGTTTTCGTTCTTGACGAGTGTCACAACTTTTTTAAAAATCAAAAAGATGAAATTCTCGTTTGGTGGCTTACATATCATAGGCATTTATATCAAGATATCTATTTAATTACTCAAGATTTAACTCTCGTAAATAATGAATATAAACGTATTGCTGAGAAATTTTATAGGGCTGTTGATAGCTCGCGAAGATTATTTTCGAAAAAGTTTCGTTATGAAATTTATGCATCTTATAGGCTTTTTAAAAAAGATAGATTAGAAATTATCAATATTCCATTTCTTCAAGAAGTTTTTGATTTATATCATTCAGGGCAAAGCTCAAATAAAAAATCATTTGTTCGCTTTTACTTTTTCTTAGCTTTTTTAGTCTTTATTTTTCTCTTGCTTTTCTTTTATTTTGTCGTAATGTCTTTATTTGAAACCGATAAACCTAAAAACGAGAATTTATCTATTGAAAACAAATTTCCTTCTTCTGCTCCAGTTTCTGAGCAACCTAAAAATTCAAGTTTATTCTTTGATGATAAAAAGCCTAAAAATAATAATATTGATCTTTCTGAAATTTACATTTATGATATTACTTGCCTTAACAATAATTGCCATTTTAGCGATGATTATCATTTATATCCATTATCATTGATTACTTACATATCTTCAACTCACAAGCCATTATATTTTTATTTCGAGCCAAAATCTCACGAGCTTGTTAAATACTATTACGTATTTGACAAGCCAGTTTTTCAAAATTTACAAAAAAATAACAAAGGTGTTTCCGATGAAAAGTTTAATCAAATTCCTAATTCTTCCGTGTCTGCTATTAAATAGCCTTTTTTCTGCTGAAATTTATACTGATCTTTTAGATTTCGCACGTTTAACGAGTAAGGCTAACAATATAGCTATTGTAACCGATGAGAGCATTCATCAAGGTGAATACTACTTTATCTATCAAGACGAAGTAAAAATCACGATTTCGATGTTTAGAAAAATGCTTGAAGCAAAGAATTTGTATTTATATAAAAAAGATAATTTCTACTATGTAAGCTCTCAAAAATTGCCTGATTATGATTTAAGGCGTATCGATCTAAAAAATTACGTTGTTGAGGATGTTAATAAAATTCTTAGCCAGTTTGATCTAAATGCTACCTATGCGACCGCTTCAAACTCTGTTTTCTTTAGAGCTGATGATTACATCTTTGATCAAGTAAAAGACGCTATCGCTAAGATCGATAAAAGCTTAGAGCAAGTAACATTTAAGCTTACAATTACTGAAACAAATTTAAAAGATATAAAAGATTTAGGCACAAATTTAAATGGCTTACTTAAGCCACTCAATCACGGCGATTTAGCCTATTACATAAATTTAATTACTTCCCCTTACATTACTAATTCAAACGTCATTAAAAACGATGATAGTGCATTTTTTGGCATATTAAATTTTCTTGATACAAATGGCATTACAAAGATCATCTCTTCGCCAGTCTTGACGGCAAAAAATCACACAGAAGTTTATTTTAGCTCCGTTCAGAATATCCCTTATCTTGTTTCAAAAACTGATATTTCAAACGTTAATTACCAAAAAACAGACAGCTATGAATATAAAGACATTGGTTTAAAAATCAACTTAAAGCCTATAATCCTATCCGATCACATTGATTTTGACTTACATCTAATCCTTGAAGATATCCTTTCTCAAAGTTCATCTCTAACTCCCATTGTTTCAAAGAAAGAGCTTAAAAGCTCATATTCTCTTAAACGTGGTGACGTTCTAGTTCTCAGCGGTATCAATAAAAAGACCACTGCTAAGCAACGTAATGGCGTGCCAGTTTTAAAAGATATTTGGCTTCTTAAGTATCTTTTTTCAGTAGAGCAAGACAGCGAAATAAACTCTGTTTTAACTCTCACAATTCAAATAATTTAATGTTTTAAGGGGTGTAGGGGATATCCCCTACAAAAGGCGAGTAATAAGCTTTTTAGTTCGTTCAGCTTTTTCGAGCCGTGCAACAAACTAGCCAGCTGGGTCATAAAAGCCTCCTTCGCCTAAGTGTGTTTTGGCGTAGCCAAAAAGCCAGCCATTTGGGCGGACGAAGTCCGCCAAATGGTGGCTCTTGTCAAATTATTAAAAAACTCTTACCTTTAAGGAAGTGAATATGCGAGCAAGGAATTTATACGGTGTTTCGCCCTTTGATGTAGAGCTTTGTCAAGAGAAGCTTGATATTCAAAGGGAGTATATGCGCTCTTTTTCTTTTGTTAATAGTTTAGGGCAGGTTAGAAATTTGCTTGATATTTCAATGTCAGCAAACTTTAGCCCGAAATATTACGCTGAAGTTTCAAACCGCGTTAATGTGTTTAGCTCATTTGCGATCGATAATTTTTTAGTGCCAGTATTTTTAACCATTACGTTAAATGGCTGTTTTAGGGGTGCTTTAAATGGCGATTATTCTAAATTTAAGCCTATTGATTATAAATATTTGCCTGATGAAGTTAAATATAAGGCTAAAAATTTAGCCCCTTTGACTATTTCTGATTTGGTGGCTGTTCTTAATCATCAATGGAATTTATTTATTATGCGATATTCAAGAAGATTTAAAAGAATAGATCGAAGTTATATAAGATGCTTCGAGCCACACAAAAAAGACGGCGTGCCACATATCCACGCTTTGTTTTACGTTCCAGCCTATACGCTTGATTTTATGAAAAGAATTTATATGAATATCTTTTATGCTCCACAAAATTTAAAAACAAACGCCATTACGAGCGAGCAAGAGAAAAATGGCGAATTAAACGGCTTTCAAACTAGCATAAATAATCCTAGTGGCTACGTAATGAAATATATTCAAAAGACTTTCATAAATTTAAAAGAAACGCAGGATTTCGATGAGCTTTCGGCGTGGTATGTAAAGCATAAGGTTAGGCGTTTCTTAAGCTCACGCACTAAAGTGCCTTTGTGGGTATATAGAAAGATAAATTTTATTAGCTCAATGCAAGACTTTTATCACTTAAACGACTTAACAAACGATCATAGGGCTATTTTGGAGTGGAATAAAAAAGATGATTATATTTATATAAATTTGCCTTTTAACAAAGAAGAGATCATTTATTTAAATGGTAGGTTGGAGCATTATATTGGTGGTAGGCTTATGAATTTTTACGATAGGCTTAAGATAAATAATAAAGTTGATGATGATGCAAGCGATGAAATAAAGAATTTTGGTAGCACTTTAAAACAAAGGCAAATTTTAAAAATTTGCGATGAATTGTTTAAGACCGAAAAAAGAGTTAAGCCAGTAAGTAAAATGCGAGATTACGAGCTAGTTAATTATTATCAAAGCTTGGGCGGTGATGTAAATGTTCAACATTTAGCCTATGTTGAAAATTTAATGCTAGATCGTAATTTAGATAACTTTACACACTATCACGAAAAGCACGATCTTAATGCCCCTGATATTGATAGTTTTGTAGATAGATTTTTGATTTGCAATGAGTTTTAA